CACTAATGTACTTTAGGTTGCTGTGTGGGATAGCTCCCCAGTCCATTTCTAGGCTGGATCTACCCAACTTCACACAGAAACTGTTTTCCGGTTAGTTTCGTTCAGCTGGTCCGGCTTCCATATCGACCCTCGTCTCCTCCGCCTAGGTGAGGTCCCGCTGCCCTGTTAGGCCGCATGCACCACCCGCAATCGCAGGTGTTGTTTGTGCATATCATTGCGCAGGAGAGATCCCCTATGACTCGGGTAGTTCGGTGTTTTGGAACTTAGCCACACTCCTCGCTCGGAGCGCAGAACCAGGGCGTATACCGTCCCCTCCGGTCGCCAACCACAACAACCATGGCACACTAATAAAAGCCCGCTGATCAACACCATTAAAGCCCGTAAGGGCCCGGTGGCATCAATGACGGAGGAACAGGAACTATGAATCTCAACCTAACATAGTTTTTGCACTCTACATGAGGGACCATTCTTGGATGATCAGGGCCCCATTTTGAGTAGTTCGCAAAGCCGGCCGGTCCGAACTCGTTTTCAAACCAGTCAAGAACTGGTCTTGACCCCGAGTACTGCCAGCGTACAACTCTAACGAATTTCTTTGCACTACGTTTAGGTGAGATGAGGGGGGGGAGGGAAGGACGTCCTTTACGTCGGAGAGTCTTAACCAAAGGACCTGGTGTAACGTCGAATGTATTTGCCAAGTCCCACACGGGGCGAGCAAGAAACTCGAGTGGAACTCCTGTCCAACGCAAGACTCTCTCACGTTCTGACTCTGTGTGCGCCTGGTCGACGATAGGGAAGAGGTCCTCTCTAGGAGGATCTGCAACCACGACTTCGCAGGATCTAGAAACACCAGTTATGATGGGCGGAACGGGATCAGATCCCCTCCACCGTCTAAACCAGGACTTCTTCATTAACCCGGTAAAAACGTATCGAGGTATGTTAGCTATGCAAAAGTCCCTGAGGACTATTTCATGCCTAGCCAGGACCGAGATAGCATACTGGCGTACACTATGCTTCATCCTTTTTACACCTTTCCACACCTCACCGAGTAGGTCCACACAGTCATTACGGAACGGACGGAGAAAAGAGAGGCAATGCCTAGGAACGAGGCGACAAGAGGGCACATGGAAAGGCTGACTATTCAGGTCGAGCCACGTGTCTGAAAAGCCGGTCTTCTGGCGATTAACTACAAGTCCAAAGGTAGAAGTAACTTCCTCCCACAAGGAGAAGAATTTACGATTACCGTTGAACATGCAGTCATCGCCGTTGAAACGGCCAACCCTCCTAACGCCAGAACCGAAGCTTATGTCGCAGCAGATGTCGAAAGAGACCTTGTTGATGAGGCACAGGATGGGAAAACTAAGCTAGTTCCCCATCATCTGCTTCCTCGTCAGCGTAAAACGTGTCTTGCGGCTCCTAGACCACAAGTGGAGAT